CAATCTTTGCTGTGCCAGGGCTGCCATTCTCTTCTGTCGTCTGATCTGCACTAGTATAGAAACGAACATCAACAAACTGATTATTTGCATAAGTAATATTTCCAGGGTCGCGCTGAAGTTCGTCTTGCCAAACTCTAACTTGTGTTTCATATGTACCGTTAGCCCACTGTTTAGTGTACTCTCTTGACTTTACATTACCACTTGCACCAGTATTTGCTTGTACGATTCTATCATTTGTATCGATGACTGTAATTTGTGAATTGCCTGTATTGAAATTGACATCTTCATATTGTAAAGTGATGTACTGTTCACCAATACCAAGAACTGCAATTGCATTGTCTGTTACATTCACGTTAGGAGCAATAGAGAATCCTTCACCGCCAACACGATTTGACAGTTGAGCAATCGTTCCGACTGTTGTAGATTGAAACAGCAATGAATCGTTTAGTTTTGTGTAGATATTTTCAATTTGTGTATTTGCTGTTGTTGATACAACATTACCGACAGTTGTATTTGCACCAACAATGCGAAGACCCTCATTTTCAATAAATGACTTCATAGGACCAGCGTCAAACTGAGATGTTAGATTCGCTGTAGTGTTTGCTGTGACTTGAAGCGTTACTAAGTCTCTATCATCAGCACCACCAACTCCACGAGTATAGCCATTTGCTACCGTTGAGATGACTTTCTTTACAACGCCAAAAGCATTAGAAGTTCTGCCTACTAATTCATCGCCTTCATTGACAGTTACAATTTTGCCCATCTGAAGAACGTGATAGCCAATCGTGTTTGCATTGAACGCAGACACTGTTCCTACAGTTGTACCAGTAGAGATTGACTTGTTTACTTTTTCTGATGTGCTGAAGTTTTTATATCCGTCTACAGCAAGAACAACGTCAGTGCTATTATGCGCTCTTCTAATCGCTTTGACAGTACCGTTTGCACCAGATGTAACACCATACAGACTATCTCCAACAATAACGCCTGGGTCTGAAGTATTTGCAAGAACGATAACAGCGTTTGCGTTTGTTCTATAATTTACGCCTTGTGTTATAGTCTCTCCTTGCTCTGGAAAACCATAATCGGGTGATGCAAGCGGCGTGTTTGCAAACCTGTCCATTCTTCCAGTGCCAGCAAATGAAGGAGCAAGAATGCCAAATATATTATTACTAGAGACAAGATTTACGTTTGTTGATACAGCAAATGTATCATTCAAGTCTTCTCTTCTAATTGTAAAACTAGCAGGAGATGATCCATCACCGCCAGTTATAGATATTTGTGTTGTATCATTTACACTAGATGAGTATCCAGAACCACCATCAAGAATAGAGAAAGTAATTGCTCCACCCAAGTCAACAGTTTTTGTAACAACAACTTTACCAAATTGACCAATATCAGATGATATGATATCTACCACATCGCCAGGATTATATCTTGCGCCAGGAGATATGATTGTAAAGTTACTAATACCAGCTTCAACAGAAGGAGCATGAGGAGTTGGTCCATCAGCTAGAGACACTGGCTCCAGATGAGAGAATGTTCCACTAATATTTGAGACATAGATTTGATCAACGACTCTGTTTCTTATAGTTCTCTTTACAACATTTTCAACAAGTGCTGTAGCACCAGAATCATTTCCTGTAATCGTTCTACCAATAAAACTTAGATTGTTCTTATCGTGTGTTGTAACAAGATATCTATCAATACGCCACTCACCATCTGAAACTTTTAGAATTTGATCAGCGGGATAATTTACCTCTACATCTTCATTATATAATATACGAAACAGAAGTTTGTATGATGATAGAGTGCCTTTTGTTTGATACAGGTCTTTGATATTTTTTGCAAGAAGTGACTTATCGGCTAGAATTGTTTCTGGAATATCAGCCATAACAGTTCTGCGAAAGTATTCAATATACTCGTCTAGCGTTTCATCAATATCTTTGTAACTTTGAAGTTTCTTTAGTTCATGTCCTTGATTATCGCTTTGCTCAAGCCATTCATAGTATGCTTTTACAAATGCAACAAAATTAGCGCCTTCTTCGTTATAGAAAGAGGGAAACTGATTTTGTACAAGTGTAGAGAGTTTTTCTTCAATGGCCATTTTATTCTATCTCAGCAATAGCGTTGATTGTAGCGTCTACTCCATTCATAATCAATATCTGCTCACGAATTGGTGTAACGTCCAGATTTACAGTTTCTACAGAAACTCTTAGTTGAATACCCTCATACGCTGTAGGTGCAAAGTTTTCTATCTCAACAAGTCCAGTATCATAGTTTATTGTTCCAGCATTTGTGATGATATTAACTTTTTGTTTACTAGCATTGTATCTGAATATATTTACATTACCATTACTATCATCAGATAAAAATGCAGTGAAGTTATTATAAGTGAAACTTGTAGATTCCAGTGTGCCTCTTCTGATTGCATTACTAAATCTAAGAGTTACCTTCTCCGCTCTCTGAGTGTTTGGTGAAATGCGCTTCTGTATTTTCAGAGACACTTCATTATTGAAGATAGATTCATTTGTATTGTCCAATGCACGAACAAAACGAGAATATCTTAGTTTGTTGCCAAACTGTTCAAGATTTGTAGAACTAAAGGAATCGATGGCCGCTTTTGTAGTTTGAATTGTGGCTGAAGCAGTCAATGTTGTTTTTAGTTTATCATAGTAAGTTGTAATAGTAGGAATGATATAGATATAATCTGCATCGATGACAACAGGATCAATACCCAATGGTGTTCTGTCTATGATACTTTCTTTGATTTCTTGCTTTCGGATTCTCGTTGCAAAGAGTTCACCAAAAGGCTTTACAGCAATATAGACTTTACCATAGACAGCAGGGCTTGCAAGTTCTCCACCAAACGCCGTAACAGATTGTAGATCGGTGTTCTCGTTTAGAAGTATTCTCTGATAGTCATTCTTGATAACGGCTCTGTTTTGAACTTCAAAGTTTCTTGGTGCATTGAACTTTATACTATCAACAGATTCTTGTTCGACACCACCTCTTGCTACACTGTTCACTACAAGTGATGCTGATGTATAACTAGGATCAATATTAATCGTATCTATAGTGAATGTGTTTGCGCCATTTGTGTCTGGCCCATTACAAACACGATAATCAACAATAACAATATTATTGTTCTTTAGAGGTTTACCCAAAGCACCACTTGAAAAATATAGTTCATACTTTTTATCAGAAGCCTCTTGAATATAATAAACTGGGCTTGCAGATGTAACATCACGAATATTTGTTGCTTGTGTAAATACAGTATTTGATAAATTAGAAGCGGACTCCTGAACACGAACAGAAATGCTTCTTGTATCAATGTTTTGGTTAGGTAAAACATATTTTACAGGATTCGATGTATTCACAGTAAATCTATGTGTTAGAGGCTCACCTTCAATAATAGAAATTGCTTTTGTAAAAGTATTTGCGTTGTTGTTTATTGTCAGTGCTTCAGGCGTCACATATGTATATGCGATATCATCAATCGTTGTACTGAACTTAGAGTTTTTAGGAAGAGTAAATGAAGAAACTGTATTTGAGATACCAGTAAATGTAATCGTTACGTTAGCTGTGGCACCTCTGGCAGAACGAGTCACATAGCCAAGTTCTTTTGCTCTTGAAACAACACTATCTCTTTGCTGTGCAGTGTCCAAGAACATTTCGTTTGCAAGCATATTTGTATAGAATGCATTGTAGTGTGTATTATATGCAAGAATATCCAACAACACAGCCATGTTACTACCTTCAAAGTCGTAGTCTTGGAACTGTGTCTGTGAACTCAAATATGTTTTTAGATTACTACGAATGTCTTCAAAATCGACATCCGTTACTTCTAGATATGTGTTAGCGGCCATTACCTAACTCTTTCTAAGATTACATTTAGAATAACAGGATTTACATCATTGCGAATACTGAAAGCAACAGTAACAGACAGTGCATTTAAATCAGAGCGATCTTCAACCAGAACTTCTAGGATATCCGCTCTAGGCTCATAGTTGTCTATTACCTCACGAATAGCGTTTTCCATAGTCTGCTTCAGTGCTGGCGACCATAGTTCAAATAGATAGTAACGAATAGAACAGCCGATGTCAGACTTGAACGGACGCTCATAGTAGTCAGTAAGAATCAGATTACGAACAGATTCTTTCACTGCATCTCTGTTTGTTTTTCTAGAGAGTTGTCCAGTGATAGGATTTGGTACGAACAAACTGTCCAAATCACTGAAAACTACTTTGTCTTTTACTCCAGCCATTTTTATTCCTTACATACACAAATCTTCATACTTTGTTGTATGAAGTCGATGTAATGACATGTCTCCATGTTTACGAAAGCGTCTGTTGTATTGACGCTTGATTCTTTTTCTTTGCCCTGGCTTCCAGTTCAAGAACTGTTTCCAACCAGTAAGAGCATCAAACTCATCGCCATTTTTTAGAGGTATTCTTTTCATAGTTTACTCCTCTATGTAAACATCTTGCGGAAGTCCTAACCAAGCACTAAGTCCAAATACTTCCATAATCATAAAAGTGAAGAACAACAACAAAATACTCCATACAATCATCTTACCACTAAAGTTGTGTGCGGCTAGACGAATAGCAACCAGTTCATTACCAAGAATACGAAGCATGAGTTCAAACTCATTATGATCCGCTTGTTTTGTCTCTTCAACCTCTTCATCAGAGAAGTCCATTTTATCAGCCATGCTATATCTTTCTATTTATGATGCGTTCTTAGATGATTGTATTTCCGCTCTTCTTTCTTTACAGAGTTTTGCAATCTCTGATAACGCTTTTCTTGCTCTAGTTCCAGCAGTCTTATTACCAACTTCAAACTTCTCACTTTCAGTGATGTAAGTCTCAAATAAATTTACTAAGTTATCATGATTATTCATCGTTTTGCCCTTGACAAATTATAAAAATGTGATAGAATAGATTCTGTAATCTATCAGATAAACTATTTAGTCTCCAATAAAGACTGTCTGTGATGCTGATTCAATCTTATTGGAACCATCTGAACCAGATATTCCAGCCGGATCATCACCAGTATCTACTGTATCATCTAGTCTTGCCGCACCTTTTGTACCACTGTTTAGATTGATTGTCTTACCATCCATTGTAATATTACCGTCAGCAACAATATTCAAGTCTCCAGTAACGTGTAGTTTATCATTACCAGTTACAGTTCTAAAACCATTCTTATGATGAGTAACAACGTCACCATTTGGATGCATCTCAATAAAAGTTCCAGACTTATGATAGATGTGAATCCTTTCAGCATTAGCAGTATCATCAATCTCTACTACATGACCTGATTCAGATTCATACACATGGTTCTTTGGATACTGTGCGGCATATGGTGATACAGGTTCTCCAGTAACACTGTCTGGTGACTTGGTGATACTGTTTGTTCCTCTTGCAAGTTTATTTACATCACTCTCATCTACATACAGAGGATAGACACCATTGGGATCATTGAATCCTTTTGTGGTGTCAGCGAGAAACTCTGGAATGCCTGCTAGACTTCCCATGACAATAGGTTCTTGCGCTCTGTCTCCATCTAAAAAGAAACCAATAACCCATGATCCCTCAACTAATCCTGTTGGGGAGGTTCCCTTTCCACTAACAGCCGCCGATGTGACATTTTGAACGACTTGAGCCCATGGAAGGTGTTTAGTAGGTATTTGGTCCTTATCATCGGTGTGCCAACCATAACACCGTACACGGACTCTTCCGAGTCGTACAGGGTCGTTACGGTCTTCCACGACCCCCATGAACCATGTAAAATCATTTCTGCCTAGGAAGTTTCTCATCTTCCACCTTCTCTACATACTTTAGAAAACTCAAAAGTCCATTCTTTAGAGTTTCTTTTGTTTTTTCTTTTTCATCAACATAATCTGTTAGATGATTAAAAGAGGCCGAGGACTTTCTTTCTTCCTTTAGTGGCTTTCTTTTTTGCTTTTGGCTTAGGTGCTTCATCTTCTACAACTTCTTCTGTTTGAACTTCTGGTTCTACAATCTCTTGAAGAAACTGTTTTTTCATTTCTTTTTCTCTAGGGGACCCTGGCAATGGCATGTTTATCTCCTCTTAT